GGGATCATAGAGTCATCCACCTCGGTTCTATTTCGATTTTGGTGATACCTCCTGTGAAGGAAATGGTTGTATCTCCGGGATACAACACAGGAAAGCCGGAGCCAACCACTTGGTCGTTTTTCGGCTCGGTGCCCTTAAAAAAGTTCATCTGCGCCGAGTCGATTTCCAAGTAGTCATCAATAGACTCGAAATTCCAGGTCTCATTGTGGGACGCAGACTGGAGGGTTAGTGAACCGCTGCCATTGCCGTAGACCTTGATATAAGGCTTGCTGGCAAAGGGATAGGGGTTGGAAACAGTATCGCCTGTGGCGTACTCCGTCTGCGTCCCACCGTCCTCACTGTACTGGAAAGGCAGACAGGAGAAACTGATCGTAAAGACACCGATCTTGTTCAGTTCATCCTCGATATCCAATTCCCCGGCAAACACACCTTTCCGGGTGAAGCCAGGGTTGTAGGTATCCGAAAGCTGATGATACCGATCCAAGTCGGTGTACAGCCATGCTTTGACGGCATTGAGCTTTGCCGACAGCTCGGCGATACTCTTTGCTGCTATAAATACAGAATAGGTCACCTGCACATTGGGGAAACGGCCACCAGTGCGAATGAGGTCACCATCTCTGCCGGGGATTTCCTCCAGCCCTAGGTCGTATTTAGGACCGGAGAAAACCTGCTTCTCTTGGATGCGAATGCCAAGATCCCAGGAGCGTATGCCTTTATATTCAAAATAATTCACGCAAATACAACTCCTTTTCTCTTAGCAAATTGTCCGGCAGTGACCATAATCTCATTGGTCAGCTGGTGAATGTCCTCGTTGGTATAGTTGTTGAAGGTGGCAATATTCAGCACCAGTTGCAAGCCACCTTGCTTTGCGGTATCCGCAAGACCGCCGCTGACGGTGCCGTGGACATTGCCGTCCACATGGAAGTCCGTAGGCAATGCTGTCTCCATATCATTGGCGAGGCCGTGCATAACATCGTTGATGTCGTTGCTCATACCTTCCGCAGCTTTAACAGCGTATTTGCCGTTGGCATCGATGGAGCCGGCAAGGCCGTCCACCAGCATTTCGCCGATCCAGCCCATTTCCTTCGAAGGAGATGCGATACCAAAGAAGTCGCAAATGCCGTCCCAAATGCTGGAGATCCAGCCGGACACCTTGTCCCACAGCCAAGAAGCTAGAGACTGAATGCCCTGCCACAGACCACGCACAAGGTTACCGCCGACTTCGGCCAGCTGGGAGACACCCTTGCCTATGGCATTGACCAATCCCGTAATGATCTGCGGAACAGCCTTCACGATCTCCACAATGATGGTAGGCAGATTCTTCACAAGGGAAATCAGCAGATCCACACCGGCTTTGATGATAAGCGGTATGTTATTGAGGATTGCATTGATAATTCCGGTGATGATGTCCGGAATGGCATTGACGATGGTAACGATGATCTGAGGCAATGCCTGGATCAAAGAAACCAGCAGGTCAATACCAGCCTGAATAATCAGAGGAATTGCATTCAATACTGCGGTAATAATGCCGTCAATAATCTGCGGAATTGCCTCCACAATGGCGACGATGATATCCGGAAGTGCTGCCACAAGGGAGGTCAGCAACTGTATTCCTGTCTCGATAATCTGGGGTATGGCATCCAACAAGAAGGTAATAATGCCGTTGATGATTTCCGGTAGTGCTGCGATCAGGACCGGCAAAGCGTCCAAGATACCCTGCGCCAGTCCCATAATCAGCTGTAATGCTGCATCCAGGATCATGGGCAAGCTATCAATTAAGCTCTGCACAATGGTAATAATCGCCTGCACCGCGGCAGGGATCAGGGTGGGCAGCGCTGTGGCAATACCCTGCACCAAGGACATAACAATCTGCACCGCCGCATCAATCAGCAAGGGCAGATTCTCAATGAGGGTGTTAACGATGGTCAGCACCGCCTGAATGACCGCTGGGATCAACTGCGGTAGCAAGGTCAGTAAGGTGTTCAGCACCTGGGAAAACAGATCCACCACAGTTTCCAGCAAAGTGGGGAGCAATTCTGCGATGGTTTCCAAGATTGCATTCAGCGCCGTAGGGAGTGCTGCGATGATGTTCTCGATGACTGGCGTGATATTTGCCAGCACATCTTGGAATGCATCCACCACATTTTTGCACAGCTGCTCAATGTCAGCGTCGGCATTACCAAAGCCAACAACAAGGTTGCTGACGGCTGCCTTCATTGCGTTCATAGAGCCTTCAATGGTGTGTTCCGCTTCCGCAGCGGTAGCACCGGCAACACCCATGCTCTCCTGAATAACGTGGATCGCCGCGACAACATCAGCGTAGGAACTGATGTCATACTCAATACCGGAAATGGCCTGGGCATCTGCAAGCAGACGCTCCATTTCCGTCTTGGTGCCGCCGTAACCCAGCTTCAAGTTATCCAGCATGGTGTAGTTCTGCTTCGCAAAACCCTGGTAGGCGTTCTGAATGAGGCCAATGTCGGTGCCCATCTTATTGGCGTTGTCCGCCATATCGGTGATGGCCATATCCGCATACTTGACCGCAGCCTCCGTATCGCCACCCAAGGAGGAGATCAGCGAAGCGGAGAAGGAGGTAACTGTGGACATATAGTCATTTGCAGACAAGCCCGCAGTTTTATATGCGTTATTGGCGTATTCCTGTAAGGCACCGGAAGAGTCCTTAAACAGAGTGTCGATACCGCCGACCAGCTGCTCATATTCGCCATAGGCTTCTACAACAGCTTTACCCAAGGAGACGGCTGCGGCTGCGGCGGCAGCCACGCAAGCACCCATCGCAACGCCGACTGTTTTCAGGGTGCCACCCAGCTTGGAGAATTTGCCTTCGCTATCGTCGGCGGCATCGCCGGCATCGTCCAGCTCTTCTTCCAAATCTTCAGCGGAGTCTCCGGTATCGTCCATTTCCTTGCCCAGCCCGTCCATAGCCGACTCGTTGTCAGCCAGCTCACGCTCCATGCCGTTGAGGGCTGCCTGGGCGTTGTTCAGCTGGATCTGCCATGCTTGGGTGCGGCGGTCGTTCTCACCGAAGGATTCTGCGGAGTTGGCTAGTGCTTGCTTCAGCAGCTCAATTTTCTGCTTTTGGGCATCAATTTGATCTGTCAGCACCTTATGCCGGGCGGCAAGGGCATCTGCGGAATTGTCATTTTTGGAGAACTGGGATTCCACCAGTTTCATTTCCGAACCGAGAACCTTGAAAGACTGGTTGATCTCACCGAGGGCTTTCTTAAACTCCTTCTCACCCTCAAGACCAATTTTCAGACCGAAAGTGTCAGCCATCTCACCACCGCCTTTCAGTTAGATTCCGTCCGGGACAATGTCATCAATGAACATCTCCCGCTTCGGTTTGGCAATCCCGTGGAATTGTTTATGGCATTCCCACAAGTCCAGCAGCAAACCAAAAGGCATCAGCCAAACCTCATCCATAGAAAGATGCAGCTGGCTGATGCCGTAATAAAGCAGTCGAGTAAATAACTCAGCGTCACTTACTCGACTGCCACGTTTTTTGTGTCGACCTCACTCTCGACATTCCGCTTGGTACCCTTCAGCAGGGCATCCATGATGGCACTTTTGTAGGTGGCCAGATCCGCAGGAACTGTGAGCAGTTCCACCATTTCCTCAGTCAGCAGTTCCCTGGGGGAATCTTTATGCTTAAGGTTGTGGATCAGGATGGACTGATTTGCCAGCAGAGTGATCAGCCAGACCACTTCGCCGATAGCCATCTCGAAGTTCTCGGACTTCATGAGACTATCGCCCAGGTTTTCCAGACCGCCATAGCGGCCTGCGACTTCCTTGGTGGCCTTGGTAGTCAGCAGCAGAGTGTAATCCTCACCGCCGATCTGAATAACAGAAGCACGATCGTCAATCATTGGTTAGTCCTCCTTATTAGGTGGGTGCCATAGCACCAAAGTAAGGTTCGTATACCTGCTTGTACCAGTTGGTGATTACATCTGCATCCAGAGCATCACCCTCGGTGACCTCGGCTTTCCAGGGGTGTTTGCCCTTGCCGTCCACCTTGTTTCGACGCATGATGGTACCTTCAATGGTGGGGGTGTTGAAGGTGATGCTATCGCCCTTGGTGGCCAGGGCGGTGGCGGGAATGCCGAACTTCACCTTGTACAGCCAGAAGTAGCGGTATTTACCGTTAGCTTTCTTGGCGCGGAAGCCAACAGCGACGGGAGTGCCGCCATCTTCTGCGGTGGAAATGACAACACCGTTGTTGTCTATAACAGCACCAGTGAGGTCGGAGGCAACGCTACCACCCAGATCGTCAACGCCCAGGGAAAGGGTGCCAGACTTGAACTCCTTGACGATTTCGGACGCACCGTCGTCGGCATAGAGGGTGGCCTCTGCCAGTTCCACGGAGAGGTCGGCGGTCATTGCCTTTGCCAACTGTACCGGGGTTGCATAGCTTTCATTGCCATCATCATCCTCGGTAATCTTGGCATAATACAGTTTATCAAGACCAATCGTAGCCATGATTCATTCCTCCATTTGATAGTGTTTGGCCACATCCACGGCGTAGTGGTGATAGCCAGTTTCAGTTTCGTAACCGATGTACCTACGATCCGTCACGGTGAAGTCATT